AGGACGACAATGGCGGCGATGATCGACTTGATTGTGATGAAAGCCAGCGACCAAGATGGCAACAGATTGTTCACTGCAGCAGAAGACCGAATTGACCTACTAGGGGAGGAGACTGGGGTCATTTCAAGCATCGCCGAGCAGATGTTTGCAGAAATCCAGACCATAGAGGATCAGGAAAAAAACTGAGGGCCGATTCGTTAAGGTTTAATTTGATTGCCTTGGCGGATCGGCTACACATCAGTATTGGCGAAGCCGAGCAAATGCCCCTCTCTGAATTTAATGAGTGGGCGGCATTCTTCAAGATAATGAGCGAGAGGCAGGAAGATGGCTGACCAGAACGTCAACATAACCATTCGGGCGTTAGATAAAACCAAGAAAGGTTTTGCATCTGTTACTGGTGGTCTAAAGCGTGTCGCTGGCTCCGTACTCAACATGAAGACCGCTATCGTCGGCGCTGTTGGCGCTGGTGGTTTTGGTGCCCTGATTCAATCTTCCATTAACGCTGGTGACGAACTAGCAAAGACAGCAGACAAGTTGGGAGTGACAACTCAAGCGCTCGCTGGATTACGTCACGCAGCAGAGCTTACAGGCGTGTCTACGGGCACGATGGACATGGCCCTGCAAAGGTTCACTAGACGCGCTGCAGAGGCTGCAAAGGGCACAGGAGAGGCCAAGGGCGCATTGCGTGAGCTTGGTATTGATGCTGAGTCTTTGGTTCGCCTGCCCCTCGATGACCAAATGAATATCGTGGCAGAGGCGATGTCTGGTGTGGAGACTCAATCAGACCGCGTGCGGTTAGCGATGAAGCTCTTTGACAGTGAAGGTGTCGCTTTGGTGAATACCCTTGGCGGCGGTGCTGATGCTCTCAAAGCAATGACAGAAGAGGCTGAACATCTGGGTCTCACTCTCTCCCGCACTGACACGGCTCAGATGGAGGCAGCGAATGATGCTATAACTAGGCTCAAAGGTGTTTTCGAGGGATTGACTAATCAACTGGGTCTAGCGTTTGCGCCAATCATCACCTTTGTTGCCGACGGACTCCGGCAGATGGCGTTGGATGCTTCCGACTTTGGCAACATTGGACAAAAAGTGGTAATGGCGGTGGTTCGCGCATTTGGTTTTTTGCGAAACATCCTGCATATAAACCAGATATTTTTCACGCAATTGAAGCTGGGCGTATTGCAGTTAGCAAATGCCCTCGGTCAAAGGCTAACGCCAGTCCTCGATTTTTTTATCAACCGCTTCAACGACATGGCAAACAGCATGGTTGGCGGTCTGCTTGGTATGGAGGCAATTACCACAACAGGGGAGCAGTTGGTCGGTGCTTTGCCTGCGGCTATATCCGAGACAGAAGCCGCCTTGGAGAGTCTAAAAAACTCAAATCCTGGGTCAGAACTGGTCGCTGGAATAGAGGAGTTCATATTAGCTAACAGAAGGGCTGCGGAGTCATTAGCTGTAGTGAGGGAGGCTGCCACAGGTGCAGGCGGTGCCGACATCTCAGCGCCAAACTTTGTTGATCGTCTCAACGAGAGCTTAACCAAGTTACAAGAAAGCCTGCCAACAGTTCAGCAACAAATAGATAGCTTGGCCAAGACCACGATGAAGAACATGAGCGACAGCTTGATGGGTGTGGTTAAGGGCACGGTGAAACTGAAGGACGCATTCAAGCAAATGGCTGCGAGCTTAATCATGCAGGCCATTCAGCTATTCGTGATTGACAAGATAACGGGCGGATTTGTGTCGTTTGCCAAGGGTCTAACCGGCAAAGCCATCGGTGGGCCTGTTCAATCTGGTCAACCATATATGGTCGGAGAGCGTGGGCCTGAGATGTTCGTGCCAAATCAGTCTGGCTCTATCATTCCAAATAAGAAGATGGGCGGGGGCGTTACGGTAATCAATAACGTCGATGCTCGTGGGTCTGGCGCTGACGTAGATCAGAAGATCAAATTCGCTATGGCCCAGTCTAGCCAACAGACTATAATGACGATTCAAGACCTGATGCGTCGGAGACGGTTCGTATGACCACATTCACATTTCCTAGCATCACCCCCACGACGAACACGTTTGAGCTTGTAGCTAACACAAGGACGTTTCAAAGCCCACTGACTAACGCGATACAAACGACATCGCGCAAGGGTTCTTTGTGGCGAGCTAGTCTTCAGTTCAATAACCTATCAGGGGCTGATCGCAAGGTTCTGCAAGCCTTCGTGGTGAAGCTAAACGGGCAGCAGCATCGCTTCACATTACAAGATCACTCACACACCTTGAGGGGAGCGGGTGGCGGCACATTAAGAGTCAAAGGTGGTACTCAATCGGGTACCACTTTGGTTTGCGATGGTGCAACTCCGAGCGTGAATAATTACCTCAGAGCGGGTGACTACATCTCGTTTAATAACGAACTTCACATGGTTACAGAAGACACGAATTCAAACTCTATCGGTGAGGTCAATTTGTCAATCGCACCGCCCATAAGAAAAGTGCCATCTGATAACATCGAAGTTGATTATACGGCTCCGGTGACTGGTGTATTTATGCTTGCTGGCCCTGCATCCTGGGATACGCAGACAGACATAACGTCCAGCTTCAACATTGAGGCGGTCGAGGACGTTCTAGCATGAGCCGTGGTTTTCCTGCCAATGTCCTGACCGCTCTGGCATCGCAACACGTTGCACTGGTCACGTTTGCTGAATTGCAGTTCCCATCTGGGACGATTTACTTGCACAACTCCATCGGTACTTATACATGGGGTGGGCAGGACTGGCTGGGCGTGGGTGACTTGGGGGAAATCAGCCAGATTGAAGAGGGCGCAGACGTTAGCCCTTACAAAATTACACTCTCGCTCTCTGGGTTAGACGCGACCATCTCAGGTGCCGCGCTCACCGAAGACTACTACATGCACCCTGTAAAGGTTTATCTGGGTGTGTTGGACGCAGATGATGCGTTGCTCGCTGACCCGACTATCGTGTTTGAAGGCGCGATGGATCAGATGAATGTATCCGTGGGCGCGAGTGGTGGGGATGTTATTGCTCTCACAGCAGAGTCAGAGCTTGCGCGGTTCGATAGGGCATCGAATCTCAAGTACACCGACACTCAATTACAAACCGACTTCTCAGGTGATTTAGCGTTTGAGTTCATGGCTGACATTGACGGGGCCAAGATTCGCTGGGGTGATCCTAACTCTGATTCTGTTGCCGGTGGAACTTCTACACCAAGGATAAACTTTGACCGTATCGACGTGAATCCGAGAATGTGATGCGGGTTCATTTAGCTCTTAACAAGTGGCAGCGCCGTCAGTTCAATTATGGCGATGCAGACTGCTGCCAGTTCACTGCCTTTGTGGTTAAAGAACTGACCGGCAGGGACTATTCCTCGCAGTTTGAATACACCAGTGAGGCGGAGGCTGAGCTTATCGTCGGACGTAAGGGAGAGTTGGTGGACTTCATTGCCAGCGTGTTAGGCAAGGCGAGTTCTGACTTGAAAGACGGTGACCCTTGTGTCGTAGACATCCCTATAGTCGGTCAAGTTTGCGGAATCAAGCTGTCAGATAAGATCGTGTGCCTGACTGAGAAGGGGATGGTGCGGATACCAGACCGCTATTTACTGGCAGGCTGGAGCGTCTAAATGCCACAGGTTGTTGCAGGATTAAAAATAATTGGCGCAGCGGTAGCCACTGCAGTTGGTGCGGCAGGCGCGACGGGTACTGCTCTTGCAATAGCCTCCTCTAGTGCAGCTTTGGTAGCTCTCGGTGCGGCAACTGTTGTAGCGGCGGGTGTTGCGTTAAATGCAGCAATGAAGGGCTTGATGCCCGACATCTCCATGCCCCAAGTGGACACGGATCAATCACGACAGCAGACCGTCCGAGGAACGATTGAGCCACAAAAACTGGTATATGGTGAGGCGCTAGTCTCTGGCCCTATATTCTTTGTCGGAGTAGCAGGCACAGATAACAATACGCTATATCACGCCGTCGCTTTGACTGGGCATGAGGTTGATGACATCACGGACATTCACTTCGATAATGAGGTGATAACCGATGCACAGATCAATCAATCGGCACAAGTAACAGCGGGAGAGTTTGGGCCTACATCAGAAGCACCCTCTGAATATATCTGCTTGATTGAACGCAAGACCGGCTCAAGCACTCAAGTATCTAGCTCACTACTGACTCCCACGTTTAATGACTGGACATCATCCCATCGGGCAAGGGGTATCTCTTATGTGGTCACGCAATGGAAGCTGACCGACTCATCTCAAGAGGTGTGGGACAGACTCAAACCAAACAACATCAAGGCACTGGTCAAGGGTAAAAAGGACATCTATGACCCACGCCTGGACGTTGCAGCGGGGAATACGGCAGGTGACAACCCAAGCACTGCTGCATATCAGCAATGGACGGATAACCCTGCTCTCTGTGTTGCCAACTACTTAACAGACACCCGATTCGGGTTAAGCATCCCTGCAAGCAAGGTTGACTGGGCGGCAGTGGTGACGGCGGCAGACGCTTGTGACGTGACAGTCACTGTTCCTAACAGCGGAACAGAGAAGCGCTTCACTGCTAACGGTGTGCTGTTCGCTGGTGACACACACAGAACGAATATCAACAAGCTACTGTCTGCGATGAACGGCAGCTTAGTATATTCAAATGGTATATACACGATTCGGGCGGGAATCTATGAAGCCCCCACAGAGAGCCTCGATGAAGATGACCTTGCAGGAGCAGTCACGGTTAAGACATCGGTGGAGCGCGGTGACCGTTTTAACACAGTGCGCCCGATATTTATTGACCCCTCCCAAAGACACAAGAGCGTCGAGGCTCCAGAGGTACAGCTTACAACTGCAGTTAGCCGAGATAATGGAGAGGTTCTAATAAGAGACATACAGCTACCGTTTACAAACAGTAGCTTCATGGCCCAGAGAATCGCTCACAAGCAGATTCAGCTATCAGACCAGCAGAAGGTCATCACGTTCCCAGCTAACCTCACAGGGCTTCGTGTGGACGTTGGGGATAGGGTTCAAGTCACTATTGATGAACTGAACTACAGCAACAAGGTATTCCGTTGTGCTGGCTGGTCATTCTCAGACACTCAAGAAGGTGTGGTAAACCTCACTCTCTTGGAGGATGACTCTGGTTCGTATGCAGACCCTACTGCGGGTGAGTACAGCACTATCTCGGCATCGGGTGTCATCACTCAAGGATTCCGTGGCGTACCTGACCCACAGAATCTATCTGCTACTGCTGGTTTGAAAAACATTGAGCTAGACTGGACTAATCCAGTAAACACCAGCAAGTTCAAGGAAATCGTCGTCTTCGCGTCGCCCAATTCGCAGTGGGCAAACAGGGTCGAGATTGGTAGGACGATGGGCACACAGTTCATCCATGACGCATCAAACGCTGCTGACCCGATTACCCCAGGCGACCAGAGATATTACTGGGTGAGAGCGGTGGCTTATGGTGCTGGCTCTGGTTCGTTTGTGGAGTCAGACCGAAATCCAGATAACGACACCAGCACAATTTTTGCTGTCTGTGGGAGGGTGAATTGGTCTGATGTGTCAGGTACCACAAATGCGCCAGCCGACAATGCCACCGTGGGCGCTACATTCGGTGTTGACATAGAAGATGGGTCAGGCAACACAGTTACCTTCACCACAGTCCAGAACAGTGTTTTGGCGCAAGAGATACTTCAGGTTGAGGTGGAAAGTGGCGATGTGCTCGATTTGGAGACGGGCTTAGACGTTGACATTCAAAATCTAGGCGATGTTGCAATCTTTGTAAGCGACAACTCTGCATTTTTGAGCGGTCGAGTTGATGCAGTTAATACATCGTTAACAAATCTCGAAAGCACTATTGTTGACCTTACAAGTGGCGTTGCAGACATTTTTGTTTCTCCAACGGAGCCAGTCGCGGGTGTGGGCGGTGTTCCTGATCCCATACCAGACTTCTCACGATGGTATGACAGCGACGATGACAACGAACCGTACTACTGGACTGGGAGTGCGTGGTTAAGCCTAGCAGACCCTAGAATCGCGGCTAACGCAGCCTCGATAACGTCTCTTCAATCGAGTCTGAATACTACAAACAGTAATTTATCGGCTGTTCAAGTAGTGGCAGACAGCAAGATTGTTGCGCTGTTCCAAGATTCAGAGCCTTCGACGAGTGGTCGCACCACTGGAGATTTGTGGTTCGACACGAATGACGGTAACAAAGCGTATCGTTTTAACGGCACTGCATGGGTTCTTGCGCGAGACGCAGGTATTCAAACCGCTATAAATAATGCAGCGACCGCACAATCTACGGCTGATGGGAAAATTGTCACCTTCGTTCAAGACAACCCGCCCACCGCCAGCGCAGTCGGTGACTTGTGGATAGACAGCAATGACAACAACAAGTTATATCGCTGGAACGGATCAGCATGGGTGTCGATTCGAGATGCGGGGATAGACGCAAACGCGACCGCAATCTCTACGCTAGACACTACAGTCACAACTTTGGAGGGCGAAGTCGCAGTCATTTCTGGTTCTGATACTACTTTGGTTAGCGAGCTTAAAAAGCGAACCAAAATCCAGGACGAGACCGACGACAACCTCGAAACAGAAACAGACGAGGATGTTGAAACTGAGACCATAGACAGTGTGACGGTTGGCCTCGCTACAGCAGACCAGACACTGCAAACGCTCGTCACAGAAAGTCGTGAAAAACTAGCCTCTCAGGCCAACGACATCGTTGCTTTAGATGCTTCTATCTTCGAGCTTGAAACAGAAACGACTGCGAACGCGAGCGCGGTGTCCAATCTGGAGGTGAGGGTCACGGCTGCAGAAGGCTCTATCACTTCAAACGCTACAGACATCACAACTTTGCAGTCGGATTTGGCGACGACTGATAATACGCTCACAGGTACATCAACAGCGCTCACCGCATTGACAACAAGGGTGAC